AGGACACACTTGCACGGGTTTTTGCACCGTACTTAAAAAAATCATATTTTGGATTTGTAAAATGATTTTTAAGTGCCAGATAATGTTGATACGTTTCAAAGGGAGTCACTTTCATCTTCTACCAATTCAAGGTCTTCAATACAATCTACCGAAACTTCATGTTCGGCAATTTTATACCAATACTTAAGTTGACCAAGAGTATCTTCATAATACCCCAAATATGCCAAATCTTCAGACTGGTTTTCTCGTAACCAAGCCTGAAGACGATGATGCATCAATTCATCACGAGAAATCATAGTGGTAGTTTTGCTCTCGAAGTTCGTTTCATAAAGTTTAATCTCGTAGCATCCCACTTCAGTTTTTCTTTCAGTGGTTTGGATACAAGTTTAGTTACAGATTCTACCTCAAGTTCATTCACTTCGCAATAGTGAACGATAGCATCAATGTAATTGATTCTTTCTTCGGCAACAATCTTTTCAATTTCGAGTGCAAATTTAGAAGGTGTCAAAAACTTTTTCTCAATTGCCTGTTCTAATTCTTTATTTGGTTCCATAGAGTTCCAGTTTATCTCTAACAAACTTTCCAATATATTGGGTAAGAAGTTTGATGTACTTTGATTTGTCTCGCTCTTCATAGACGACGCATTCTCCATTTTCACATGCCATGATAATTACAAATTTTTTGACCTTGAGTTCGGTCAGTTCATACAACATACAACCATATGCGGCACATTGTACGAAATAGTTTTCGATCCACTCTCGTGGTTTCGGTTTTGCTGAAGTTTTAAAGTCAATTATTGCTAACTCACCGTTATATTCGGCAATACAGTCAACGGTGCCCGCCACTCCTAACTGCTTACTATATAGCGAACTTTCGAGTGCGTATATATTATTTATATTTTTTAGAGTTTGTTTAGAGATTTTAAACAGAAAATCAGAAATCGGTGGAACCTTGGGGATGTCATCATTCTTTAGAAGATGTTCAACTAAAGTGTGATAATCTGTCCCACGGGTTGTGGCACGTTTGGTGATACGGTCTGCCTCCTCTACACCTACTCTTTGTCTCCACTTTACAAATGTATCCTTTTTATAATGACTGGTCACCGAAGTAATAGAGACCAGTTTTAGGAGTTCATCTTCATTTGGAACTTTATAATAACGGACCCCATCAATAGTCTCTCTTTCAAGACTAGGGAGGTCAAGATCAACATGATTAAACATTAAAAACCTGATTCCATTTTTGCAGTGAGATATTCTTTGACAAGACCAGAACGAATAATGTCATCAATACCAAATTCGATTATATCAAACGATGGCATTTTACGCAACACGTTCATAAAGTCTACAATACCATTCTTCTCTTTGTCTTTCATAAGGTCAGACTGGCGAGCATCTCCACAAAAACAAATCTTAGTGTTTTCACCAACACGAGTGATAATACTATCAAGCTCATGAAAATTCATATTTTGAAATTCATCAACAATTACAATAGCATTATCAAGTGTGGTTCCACGAAGAAATGATGTGGACCAGAATTTAATAGTTTCTTGTGCCTTAAGGTTTCCATAAAGCATCTCAAAATCTACATCAGAAGGCATTTGGAACATGTACTTAACCATGTTCTTGTATGGGATCTGATAGATGTCTGCCTTATCTTCATGCGACCCAGGAAGAAATCCAATCTCTCTGGTCGCTACAAGAGACCTGACGAGGTAAATTCTCTCGTAGGGAGTTCTTTCATTCAAAACATCCTGAAGAGCATTATATAGGGTAATAAATGTTTTTCCCGTACCTGCTGCACCATATGCAATTAAGTGCTTTCCTTCTTTATATGAATCAAATAATTGTTTTTGATTGTCCGTAAGAGGATCAATCTCAATCATATAATCTGAACTCAAAGGTTTTTTCCTTTTCATCTGCTTTGCCGTGAGTCCAACCCCAATAGGTTGCTCTGCAGATGCTCTTTTTCTTCTTGCCATGCTTAGATCTTTTTAACAGTTGCTTTTGGTGCTTTTGATGCCTTATCAAGAACTTCATTCCATCCTGGATGTTTATTGACAAGTTTATCTCTCCATTCTCCAACCTCTCCTGGTTGTGGGCAAGTTGATGGATCTGACCAATCCCGTTGCCAATCAGGATTATCTTCACACCATTTTGACCATTCGTGAATACTCATTACGACTTCTTTTTGTTCACCAGTTTCTTTGTGAACTACAGGATATGTTGCCAAAATTATCACCTCCTAATGATATGAAAATATTTAGACCCACTCTAGGGCTTCTGCACAGGTGGGGAACTGCTCTACAAAAATCTTCTTACATGCCTCTGCAATATCCATGTGCTCTTTCTGAGTGCCATTAGCAGACCTCAGAGTGATGTAATGAATCCAAGAACGACAGGAACCACTCATATAGAGTCTAGTAGGCGTTGCCAAAGGAAGCACAAAGCGAGCACACTCCTTAGCAATATTCATATCAAGCATTGATTGATAAAGAACCATTGCTTCATCAAAGTGCTTCCTCATCTTGATTTCAAACTCTTGACGAACAAATTCATTAACATCGTCAATAGAGTTCTGACGATTCTTGGTGTCTTGACGACGGAGTTCTGGGACGGGGATCGTCTCCGTGAGTAGGGAGGAATCAGCATATCGTTGTGAAAATTCCTGATATGTAAATGAACGGTGACGCAGTATTTGAGCTGCCAGACCACGAGTAGTCTCAATCTCAAGGGTCATAAACGACTGTTCAAATACAGACCAGTGATTATGCTTGATACAATAACCCAATAGTTTTGCATAGTTAGGGTTTTCTTGGTTGTTAGGGTTTGACACACGAGCAACATATGCCATTGTTTGCTCTGCATCGGGAGTGACACTAACCAGTTTTACATTCATTTTCCAAATCCTTTAGAGTTTTCTTTTTCAATATCAGCAATCTGCTGTTTTACTGCACGTAATTGTGATTTCATTTCTTTGATATTCTCTTCACTATAGAGATGATCTTGCTTGATAAGTTTCTCAAGCAGTTTTATGAGTTGCTTAGTTCTACTAGTCATCGTCATCCTCAAATACTTCATCATAATCCAATACTCGGGAAGGAGTATCTTTGGGTTTATATGCATCTACGTCAGAATACACTTCTGCTTTCAATGAGTCAACAAGCAGTTCAAGATTTCTGACAATAAGTTTGAGTCGGTCTTTCTCCATAATATCTTACCGTTTCACTATATTATAACATAAAAAAAGAGGGGTGAGCAACCCCTCTTATGTCTTTCCAAATGATTTACCTCTTTTCTAAAAGAAGTAATTCTCCGTAAAGTAAACTAATAAATGCAACACTAAAAATAGAACCTAATGCTGCTACTTGTAATGCTTGCATAATTACCTCACTTTACGTAAGTGCGTCCACGGTAGCAGAAAGTACCGTGAGGATCTGTTGTATTAAGATCACAATGTACATCATACTCAACACCACGATATGCGGTATGAAGAATTTGTGCATTGTGCAGTGCAGATGCTTTATCAATCTGCTTCTTAATGAGATTTAAGGTGTTCATTGTCTGTACTCCTAAAGTAGTTGGATGTTTTAAGACCCGTTCCTTTAGTCGTTTGCGTCCCAGTAACACTCAGGTGCAGAATCCTTAACAGTTTCTACAAGTTCAATCATTACCGATGCCGGTAAATCCTGATGCTTAGAGATTCTGAGCATAAGCTCATCTGCCTCTTTGCAGGTGAGTGTCGTATAGAGTAATAGTTCTATCATGGGATGAACGCTCCGTTCCGCGACTTACTTGCGTCCTATGTCAATACCTGCCTACATTCACCTGGAACTTTTCGTCTAAGATAAGCAATTAAGTCATACTTAGATTTTTGATCAAGATTGGAATCCAGTTGAATTTCAATTGATCGTTGTATCCACCTTTCACAACTCATGTGCCACCCATAGGGTGACGTGTCATTATGATGGGCAAGGGTGAATGCCAGTAGGATACTGAGCATTTGGATGAACGTATGGTCATTATAGACCTTTCACTTTATTTAGTCAAGTCCTGTATAAAATTATACAAAAATGTTCACTGCAATACACTTTCTATTAAGTTTGTAAAGAATATTACTTTTGCGCGACCCTACAGACCAATTTTTTCCCGGAGATTTTTTTGCCCCTTTTTTGGAATCACTTTCGACTTTTGGTTTCAGGTGGCTTTACACCATACAACTTAGGGTTCGTTCTACCCTCTGACTGTTTCATAGTCACGAAGTCCTTACCATACAAGTCATAGTAATGGTCAAAGATTTCTGATTGCTTTGCTGCTGATGCAATATCGTAATGTGATTTACCGTCCTTCTTATACTCTACCAAGTAGGCAGAGTATGGTAGAGATCTGTCTTGTGCCTTGTCCGGATCACAATCTTCAAATAGTGTTTTCAAGTTCTATTACCCCAAGTGATATCTGGATATGCTTCTGCAACAATTTCCTTAGTGATATTATACTTTTCTCCCAGTTTCTTATCCTTCACAAGGCAAACAATCTCTGCCTCAAGTGGGTGAAGTCCCTCAAGAATATTGATGAACATTGTCTCACGACGAACGGCACTCATTGCATCATTACCACCTCTGATGAAGTGATAAAAGTGTTTAAATTCTCTACGAATAGTGGTGTGTCCGTTCTTATCACTCGAACCCATAGAGAATGAATCCGTTTCGTGCATTCTACGAACTTCTTCTGTAATCTTTGTGGATAGAGTTCCATTTGAAGATGCCTGCTCTTCAAATCCAGTGTAAGGAACCTCACCTTCTGGAAGTGCAGACCTCAAACTTTCATCAAAGTTCCAGATCAAGATTGCCTTAAGTGAAGGATGCTCATATCTCTTAAGCACTTCAATCTTTTTTGCTTTACTTCTCTGTTTAGAAAGTAAACTCAGAACTTCAAAGACAAATGGATTCTTTGGAAGATCTAATGATACTGGTTTACTCTTCGTCGTCTTCTTCGTTGTTGTCGTC